AGATGAGCCAATCCAAGAAAAAAAGAAGAATATAAGAAACTTTTTTAAATAATTTTTCGTATAATTGATGGATGAAAAGGATAAAATTTTGGATTAGAATCCAATATAATAGGTTTTTTATAATTATAGCAAAAACCAGAAGAGCTTTTAAAAGAGAATCAAAAGAAACGATAGTTGCAGCCAAAATACTATCTAGACTTCTTAGGGACGAAAATTCTGTTAGTAAAGATGAGATTGCTTTCCTAAAAAGCCAGTCTGTTGATTTAGGGAAAGCCGCTGGACTAATCGGTATTCAATTTATACCAGGTTCCAGTATTGGAATTATTGCTCTTGAGAAAATAGGCAAAAAGAAAGGTTTTACATTATTCCCAAAAGAAACAAAACTACCTAATCCTAAAGATTCTTAGAATTTTCATCAGACTTTTTGTTTGACTTTTCATTAGACTTGCTCAGTATAGAATCTGCCTTTGATTTTAAGCTATCAATATACATTGATGTGTGTCCATTCCTTCGCCAGTCTTCACAAATAACTTTATCGCTAGTTACGTATAGATGAAATAGCGTAATACCCCTGTTTATTCTAAATAGATTTTTATCCTTATGCTTACCAATGTGTATTATACCATTTCCATCTGGATTTGTCCAGGTAACCATAAATCTTGTATCAACTTCTGGGGCTTTATTCTTCTCTGCCTCTTCCTGCTCTCTCTGGAGCTTTCTCATCTTCTTTTTAATCTTATCCTCTATCTCCTGCTTCATAGCAGCTTCCCTAGCCTTGATTTCATCTTCTATCTTCTGCTTCTCTCTTCTTTCAGATTCCTTGATGGCCTGCATAGCTTCTCTAGCTAATTCTTCTACCGTTTTTCCACTATCTTGCTCGTCCTCCATCTCTCCAGGTTAAATTTATTTTAGAAAGACCCGCCTTTGGATTATTATCAATTACCTCTTGGTCAAGACCTTTTGTTGTTTTCACAACTTCTATTATATTATCTGCAAAATCCTTAATTTCATTCCTATGTGTAATTATTAACACATTTTTATACTTACTACGTAAGTAGTTCAAAATATTAACAACACCAAGAGTTAACTCATCATCAAGTGTCCCGAATCCCTCATCAATAATTCTTAAAGAAGGCTTAGTAAGCCTGCTCATATACCTAAGGGCTTCAGTAATTACTATAGAGGCTATAAACTTCTGACTACCAGATGCGGATGATAGAGGTAGAGCATCACACTTATCCTCACTAAAGAAAAATGTTTCAGTTATATCTCCATTTTGGAGTATCTCAAGTTCTATTTTAAAATCAACAACATCCATCAGTATGGTATTAATCTTGGAATTAATAATTGGAAGTTTTTTTCTTATTATTGCAGCAGGAATACCATCTCTGTGTACTGCTTGCAGATATATTGAATATTTCTTAAATAGTCTTTCAGAGCTCTTGATTCCGTCAAGCTTTTCACCGAAGTTTTCTCTATTGTTTTCAAGAACCTTAACCTCACCATATGTGTTGTTTATATTCTTATCAAGGTTAAATATCGACAACTGATAAGTCTTTGATAAATTAGTTTTTTCATCAATCTTTTCTTGAATTAGATTGTTATTTTTTATTTTACTTTCATTTGATTCAAACTTAGTTATCTTTTCCTGAAAGTCTTTTATAGATGAGTTATTTGAATCTAACAATGACTTAGAAGCAGAAAGCTCTTTCGTCTTTTTATCAACCTCCTCATTATGAAGTATTATTCCTTGCGAATTATTGATTAAATCAATTTTAGACTGAAGCATTTCTATTACCTCTTTCTTGGTTGATATTGACTCTTTAAGATTTTCTACTTTCTGAGATGCCTGCTCAACCTTTGAGTTATGAACAACAATTTGATTAAGTTCATTAATCTTTTTTTGCTTATGCTCTATTAGTTCTTTAGTTATTTTTATTTCCTCTAAACACTCATCCTCCTTAACTGGGTCTGATTTTTGTTCAATATTACCGCATGTAGGACATGACTTTCCTTGATATGTTGGTAGCTTGCTATTAAATTCAGAAAGCTTGACTTCTAGTTCTTTTATTTGTTCTCCAAACCCATCTGTATTAATCTCTTCTTTCTTTGGAGAATCCTTTAACCACTTATTACCATCTTCAAGCGATTTCTCTAATGATGATAGCGTGTTTTTATCATTTTCAAGTTTCTTTGATAGTTCAGACAAACTTTCTCCTTCCTTAAAGGGTAGTTCTTTTTTAAAATTTTCAGATAACCAATCAGTGAGTGTTGATGTGTTCTTATCCTCCACTTCATTTGCTTCTCTTAAAGATTTAATCTGAGACTCAGCAGATTCCTTATCGGTTATCCCTGGGTCCTCTACTTTATCTAGCTCTTTTGTGAGGTTTATTATCTCTTCAGATATATCACTTTTCTTTATTTCAAAAATTCTCTTTTCTTCGTTTAGGGAATCAAGAGTCTTGTTTTTTTCTAAAATCTGAGAATCAACATCCTTTATCTTATCTTCAATTTCAATAGCATTGCCAAGGTCTTTTTGTTTTCTCTTAACTTCATTAAAGAACTTCTTTCCATACTCATGCCTGTCTTTATATGGCTCCAAACCAAGAAATCTGCTTATCAAATTATTTTTTGGCTGCTGCTGCTGACTAATATAGTCTCCAGTGCCTCCTTGAGCTAATAAAGATGTTTTAGTGAAATCGTCAAAAGAGCCTATAGCATCTTTTATAAGTTGCTGGACCTCTCTTTGTTCTGCTGTTTTTCTATCCGATATTTTATCAACCCATTTTTCTCCAATAAGATTTCCATCATCATCATACTCATTCTGTAGCTTTTCATATCTGCTTCTAAAGGAGTTTTTTCCTTTTTTTGTGGTTATTTGCCTATTTATTCTATATTTCTCCCCATTTAGAGTTATATAAAGTTTAACATATCCAGTATCAGAATTAGTATATATGTTTACTAAATAGCTAGAAGAACCTTGAGAGCCCCCTATAATTTCCTTGTATAAACCCCAAACAATTGCTTTAATTACATTTGACTTTCCATTAAAGTTCTTTCCAAACACTCCAGTAAGACCGCCAATGGCATCTATATCAATTTTAATGGGCTTTTTATCAAAAGATAGTATATTGCTTATCTCTATCGAGTTAAGCTCCCAGTCGTCAATTATGTTGTGTTTTGATTCATCTATCTCAAGCACTTCATCAACTTGATTAGAGAATTCTATAAGTTCAGTCATTAAATCATCATCAACGCCAAATTCCCCATCATTGATATACTCTTTAAAAAGTTCTTCAAATGTTTGTTGAGATTTGTTGTCATCTGCATTAATTTCTGAAATATCTCTTCTTATTTCTTTAAACTCAACTCTAACGCTTTCGCATCCGTACTTATCTTTAACTTGCCTCTTTATCTGATTTTCTTTTTCAATAGAATAGTTTTCCTCATTGTCTTCCCAGGCTATATAAACCTTGGTCTTTCTTTTGTTGTTGCTAAAATTTATGTATTCTATTCTCTCATCAACATCCTCTCCTCTTGAAATATCTATTTTGGCAAACCCATAATCATTCATTATAAATTTCCTCTCATGAGTATTATCATCAGTGTTCCAAAGTAGATATCCCTTGTCAATTGATTCTCCAAAATTCTGCTGTATTAATGAGCCACTGTATGCACAGCTCTCATCTTCCCTAAAAACTTGGTACTCATGGATATCGCCAAGCATAACCATATCAAAATTATTAAATGTACTGAGCCTCATAAGGTTATCTCCATGAGCAAACGTTCCATTATCATTTCTTGCACCGTAAACAGTGCCGTGATACATTCCAATATACTTTTTCCCTGGTTCCTTTTTTTCTAAAGTTAGAATTTCATTATCCTTACAAGAATATACACCATAAACTAATTCTTCACCCACATTATAAAACCCACTATCTGGGTAATAGTATACTGCGTTTTGATTAAAGTCTATACTATCCTTATTTTCATTTGTTACAACAATAGCTTTTCTACTACCAGCCTCATCAAGTAAGCTTGCTAGGTTAAATATCGGAGAAATAGCATCCCCTTGTTCAAGCTGTTGAAGGTTGAGGTCATGGTTTCCAAGAATAACATCCGTTGGAGCAATACCAGAAAGTTTGATAAACAACTCAGCAAGAAGGCTGAATGAGTTTGGAGACATATTAATCTTATGGTGAACAAGGTCTCCTGCTAAGTAAATCCTATCTGGCTTCTGCTCTTTAAGGTCTTCATATAGTCTTTCAAACACCTGCCTGTATTCTTCGTGTCTTGTTCCAAAGCGTATCTGTATGTCTGCGAGATGTGCGATTTTCATAATGTGTTTAAGTCTTTTTTAAAAATTAATTTATATTCCATATTATTATTTTTACAGAACTTTATTGCTGCTTTATTTTTTAATTCAAAAACAACTTTATCTCTAATGCGACCTTTAATTTCCTCAAGTCTTTTAGAACCATCTACAAATGTAATAAAAATATCGGGAATATATCTACATTTTTTACCATTTTTTTTCTCATATTCTAACACAATACCATGTTTATTTGTAAAACCGACAACCCTAGCTGACTGTTCTAGCAACTCCATTCTTTTAAGTTCATAAGAAGACATATAATAAAACTCCTCATTCATCTTTTCCGACTTAAACCAGCCAGTTTTGTATCCAGTATTTACTTTTATTTTACCAGAACTAATTGCCTCGGACATAAATTTAGAGTGTTTTTTAGATATTTTCTCTCTTGTTTTTTTATTGTTACTCCAATGGGATTTCATAAATTTTTCAAAATACTCTTGGTCTTGATAGTTTTCTTTCATTTTAACTGATTGAATACTCTTCATTTCATTGGACCAGGTATTTCCATAATTTGGATTTCCTTTTCCCTTAAATTTTTTACTAAGTTTTTTCTTGGTTATATCACTTAATGATTTTCCTATTTTTTTTTGAGAAACCTTGATTGAGACCTCTTCTCTTTTTTTATCATCTTTAGACCAGTGATTTTTAAGAGTCTTGGCTGCATTATCTAAAACTCTATCGTCAGTTTCTTTAGTCAATCCATTATTCCATGCTTTCCTTAGTTTTGCTGATGGGAATAATTTCTTATATTCTACTTTGTCTATACCATGTTCAACTAAGTGAGAGTTAGATATTTGTTTTAGCTCTTTTTTGCAAATTTCACATTTAATCATATGTTTTTATTTGTAAATACAAAAATAAAAAGCCTAATTAAGTGATATGCATAAATTAGTTATTAAATATCTGCTAAGTGAGCTATTTTCATTATTACTTATTTTTAGATAATTCTTCAACCTCTTCTTCATTAGGCTCCCCTAAGTATTCTCCACAATAGTTGCATAATCTAGCTAGTTGGATAACACCAGGTCTGCCACTACTATAGTTACCCACACTATGCGAATCATGAGAACACTCATGTCTCAATCCATTAAGTTCTCTTTTCAGCCTCTCAATTGTATCATAAATTTCATCAACCCTTTTTCTTGTGCTATTATTATCCATTATTCTAAGTGTTTTTTTATTTCCATTGATAGGTCTGGCCTTTTTATATAACCCAAGGCTTTAACAACCTCTTGCTTGCCGCTTTGTTCATAAATATTAGAAATATCTCTCTTGAGAATATTATCTTTATTTACACCCTTTATATTTGGCATATTTTCTTCAACAAACATTTTGTTATATTCTACTAAATCTACAAAAAAAACATTTAATCCTAATGAAGAAAGTTTTGCATATGTTTCCTGCGTCTTTTGTATTGCATCGGGGTCAAAACAAATAATAACAGTACTATTATGTTTAAGCAACTCATCTGTTAGAAGCTCAGAAATTTCTTTTCCAAGAATTGGAATTGCATTAGGGAGTCTAAACATATCAAAGACTCCTTCCACAAGATAAATAGGCAAATCCCAATTAATAAAATACTCGTTAAATATTATATCATTTTTTGCAACCTCCTTGGATGACGGCTTAATATAGGGTATTTCTGGATTCTTCATATAAGACCTTGCCTCATAGTAATTAAATTTACCCATTCTATTTTTAGACGGTATTATAATTCTAAATCTTCTAGGCCCTGTCTCTGTATATCCTATTTCATGCTTATCAATTAGATATGGACTCACTTTTCTTACGTTCACCAGATAATCCCAAGCTAACTTATAAAGCTTGGTTCTTTTGTTTTTTCCAAGAGGCACATATCCCTCTGGCAACTTACACGTAACAAGATGGTGGTCTACTCTGGGTTTTTTGGATTGCTGATTTCTAAGGCTTTTAATTCTGTCTGGAGGAAGTATAACCTTAAGTCTTCCCATGTCATCTTTTGAGCCATAATCTCCAACAAGCGTATATACAAATCCAGCATATCTTGGCTCGCACTTCCAACACTTAAACATTTTTTTCTTTGAGTTATACTCAAGATTAAACTTGTCTATATCATGCCTACACGTTGGTCCTGGACAATTAAATTGCCACTGCTCCTTACTAAGAGCATCTACTTCACTCTTTGGATTCCCAAGAAATCCTTGAAGTATTTGAACTATTGCGTAATCAGTGTTTGCATCCATCCTACAAATGTACACAATAGAGACGAAATTAGCAAAAAAAATTACCCTGTTGTGTATGCATCACACAATAATCTAAATTTTATACTATTTACAAATATGAAAAAAGCATACATATACACATTATCGGACCCAATCACTGGAGAAGTGAAGTACATAGGAAAAACTATTAACGAACCAAAAATAAGGTTGTATGGCCATTTGTCTGAGTCTAAAAAAAGTAGCACTCATAAGTCAAATTGGGTCAAATCTCTTTTATCAAAAGGGTTGAAGCCGATAATAGGAATTTTAGACGAAGTAAATAATGATGATTGGGAATTTTGGGAGGACTATTGGATTGAGCAGTTTAAAACCTGGGGAATTGAATTAACAAATTGTATAGACGGAGGCAAGGGAGTTTCATCTGAGTTTATGAAAAAAAACAACCCAATGTTTAACCAAAAAGCGGTTGAGAAGATGAGGAATTCAATGATGGGTAATCAACACGCAAAAGGGTTTAAGCACTCTGAAGAAACCAGAAAAAAAGTCAGCAAAAACAATGTAAAATTTTGGCTTGGTAAAAAACGTCCAGAAATTGGAGACAAAGTTAGCGAAAAACTTTCTAAGCCAATTTTACAAATTTCTAAAGATGGAAAACTGATTAATAAATTTAAGTCAACGAGAGAGGCTGTAAAAGAAACAGGAATAGATAGAACTGGTATTTATAACTGTCTAAAAGGTAAACAAAAAACTTCTGGAGGATTTACTTGGATATGGGCTTAGATTCTTCGTTTTTATTTAAGTGATACAAAAAGGAATCAATTTCTATTGTTTCTATAGTAGAATCTAAATTCCCATCTATCCAATCTGGTGTAATTATCTCAACCTCATGTTTGGGACATTTTAATAAAGCTAATTTAATTTCATCTAATGTAAAAAATTTTTTACTCATCTTTTTGTGCTGATTTTTGTGCATTCATAATATTTATATGACATATTCCTATGGTATATGCATCTGCCATGTCATAATTTTCACCAACAAGCTTAGCACTTCTTGGGCCATATTTCCAAACGATGTGAGGCTCTTTATCTCTAACAAGAGTCCATATTTGATGCTTGTTCTCGTTACTTTTCTTTTTGGCCTTATATTGTGGGAACGCTGTTTTTCTAGCTGTGTTCACATTATAGTGAATAGGCTCAACTCCAAACATATCATAAACTGTAGCACTAATCATCCCATTAAAAAAATTAAGTATAGCAATAGTACTTGCGCTTGAGAACTTTCCTGCGAATTTTTTAAGAGGCTCTTCTATTACAATATGCTGAATGTCATTCTCTCCTAAGAATGCTGTTTTCTTTTTGAATTCTTTTAGTTTTTCAAAAATACTTAATTTACTTCTGAACTTAATATAGTTAAGTTCTAATAGCTTTTCGCCAGTTTCGTCAAATAATGCGTAACCAATACAGCTTGTGGATATATCTAATGCTAGAATCATAATTTTGTTTTTATGAAATATAAAAAAAGCCCCTGATAATATCAAGGGCTTTGTGTTTGTTATATTTTTCTACTTGTGGTTTTTGATTGTGTCCAAGATAGATTGTTTGATTTTCTTCATTAAATCAGAACTGATGTTAGTTGGGTTTTTATTAAATCCATTTATAGAGTGGTCCCCAGTTCTTATTATACTACCAGCGCTTCCCATATCACTTATGCCATCATCAAAAGTAGTTGTGCATTTATATGGTATATGACTTATGAAGTCAATCTCAACGTGGTCTTCTTCTAGTGCTTTAGCTATTTTCCTAACTACCTCCTCTTCATTAGACATCAATATCCAAATTAAATGTAATCAAGCCTGTATATGCCTTCTCAACAGGCCTATCAAGCTTGGCAATAGCTATTAGTTCGGTATTCTTGTTGTATAATCCAATTTCAGTAACCTGAATTGGGTCAAAGCCATTAGTTCCATTGTTAAGTTCATTCAAATTATATTGAAGGTCCCAAGTTGGATTTGTAGAGAACACAAATTCTGTAGGCAAGGCAAGGCAAACAACAGATGTTCTAAAGTTAATATCAAACTCATTAAACGTAAGCTCAGAGGTACCAGTATTTCCAGTAAAATAAACATTAGTTGTACCAGAGTTAATCGCACCTGTGTTAGCTTCATAACCATCACTCCAAGGAATATTATTAACAATATCTGGATGGGTGATTACCATAAAACCTTTATCAAGAACAGCAAAACCAACAGGGATGTCATAATTATACCCCTGATTTGTTGTTGTGGGATATTTTTCTGCAACAGGTACTGCTAAACTTACTCCAGACCAAGGTCTATCATCTGTGTTAATGTCTGACGACTGAAGGTCACTATAAGCATGTGCTTGGGGTCTATTTACAAACGGGGTTACATCCCAAGATGTTCTTGGAGAAAAGGTAGTAACACTTGCGGTTCCATCTGAAGTGCTACCCGTTCTTGGTAGATTAATGTCATCACAAAATAGAAACGCTATATTATTTCCAAGCAATGTTGAAGATTGTCCTTTTACTAGTTCTGTATATGTAGATGAAATAAGCGTTTTTGTTGCGCCTGTTTGCGGAACTTCAAACGTAATACTTCTGCCATCTATGATTTCGTTGTACTTATCTGCTGGTATTGGTGATATAACTACTTTATCAACATTAAGTTGTTGAATTTCTGGATTATTAAGAGATAGCGTAGAACCAGTTCCAAGTTGAGAAGAGTTATGTGGCAATCTAAATGATGAAAAATAATTAGTCTCCTTGCTTGTGTTTATTCTATCACACAGAGTATAGGTTAATTCAGTACCATTTACAGTAGCAAATGAGGCAACCTCATTTCTTGAAGAAATTATACTTGTTATTGGTTTGTAAGATACGTTAGCCATTTTTTTAATTTTTTAATTTTATATTTTTTACGCCACTGATTGTACTGGAGTAGAAGAGACATTTCCAGAAAATGTTGCGTTAAATCTAATTCGAAACGGAGTTGCTGATGAAACGCTATTTGTATCTAATCCATAGACATCAAACAAAAGTGTTTTAGAGCGGGTCACAGAACCAGAAGATGATAAAACCTCATTGTCTCTAATCCAAGTTCTAAGAGCTGCTCTAAAATCTGATGGAATACCCGTTTGATAGTCGTAATAACCATCTGCCATTGATGAATTTTTTTGAGCAAATGTTACATACATCATACTTGAGTTTGGTTGAGACTTATGTAATTTAAGCCAGTAAGAACCCTGACTAGTGTTTGTACTCAACGGAACCACCATTTTATTTGAACTAAGGCTAAAAGCTCCTAGATTAATGTTGAAGGTTCCGCCTGGAGTCGGACTACTTACATAGTGTGGTTCCTCAAATGTGTTACCATTAAGTAAGTCAGTAGTCGAAAACTCAACTACGTGGTTAAGTACATTTTGTGGATTTTGATTTGCTATTGCCATTTTATAATATTTTTCTGATTAGTTGTTAAGTTGCGGTGAAAATACTGCTGGTCCAGATGTAGCTGGTCCGCTACCACCACCACTTACAGTCCCTAGAGGTGGAGGCGTCTCTCCTGGGCTAATACCTGGAATATCTTCTTCAGATATTGTTAATGTTGGAGGGTCGCCATCAAGGTCTGCATTATATTCAACACTAGTAGGAGTACTATCAAACACAAAGGCGACAAGACTTGACTGCGAATAATTTGAAGCTGTCTTAAGACATGAGCTATCTTTATTTCCTGTAGCATCTGGCACATCCCCTGATGATAATCTATAGGGGCTATTAGCGCTTTGGTCAACCTCATAGTTTGTATCTGAATCTGAAAGGGAAAATTTAGTGATTTTAAATAAATCATCACCATTGCTATCAAATCTATTATTCGTTTTATTAAACAAATAGTCCCTACCAGTCTCTGTCAAATAAGCTACTGCGTAAACTGTTTCTGCCGAAGGTATATATCCCATGTCTTAATTATTTTATTATTTTATTATAAATATCTCAATTAAAAAAAAATTTAAAAATCAATTTCTAACTGGAAGGCCAAGAATCTAGAAGAGTTCTTCTTAATTGGATAAGTTGGCTTTCCTACTGCAACAAGAGTGTCATTATTATTGAATATGCCCACTTCTGTTACAAATGTATCTGAATCAAGAACTGCATCGAAACTTGAGTTGTTTGATGAGTTGTATTCAGTGTCTGGCGCAAGTATAGTCATAATAGACTTAAATGTAGTAGCTTGTATTGTCGCTTGTATATTTCCAAAGAAAAATGACTCACTACCAAATGTAAGACCAGACTCACTAATGTCGTTATTATCACGAAAGGCATTGTCCAAAACGTATGTTGAACCACTATTATAATCCTCTTGAGATATTACAAACTGATGACCAGCTAAATTTGTAGGGTCAATCGTAGAACTTCCAGTTGCTCCTGTATAAAGTCCATTTCCTGTTAGTCCAGATGAAATAAGTCTCCACCCATCTGATGGTATTGTATCTAGGTCAACGTTTGGATATGTTGTTAAATTCACTTTATTAACAAGAACTTGAACTTTATTAGCATTCCATCCAGTGCCTGAAAAAGAAGTCATTCCTGCTGAACTTCTAAGGTAAGGAAAAGATGCTGTATTAAAGAATGCTCTTAAATATTGAGGATTTCCAGAATTATCAACAGCACCATCAAGCCTTTGTATATATTGACAAGGAAGAGTCTGAGGATATCCATAAGAGCTTCCTGATGAGTAAGTCGAATCACTCTCTGTTAAGTAAGTAACAAAATAAGTATACCCAGTATTTAATATCCCAGTTGTATTAGAGCCATCAAGAACTGTTGTTGAACACGAAGAGTTAGGGCTTGCTGATGAATCTACATTAAAAGTAGGAAGCGTATAAGACCTGTTTGACTTATATGTAAGCGCTGTTAAAAGCTCAGGGTCTGTTATCACAATAATTTTTAACTTATGATAAACTCTACCAACCACTGTGTTTGATATAGATGGTCCATCTCTCAAGTCTCTGTAAGTTGTCTGTGAAATTGGGTCAAACGTTGTTGAGCCTGCGTAATCTTGAAGCTTAATTCCATATTGAACCACTTGCCCAGCTGAACCAGAGGCTTTATGCCACATAATATTAGGAATATCTGCGACAACTGACTTTTCAACTAATTGTTCTGCATATGTATTTCCAGTAAATTCATTTGTATAATGTACAACACCAACCTGTCTTGTTCCATCAAAGAATCCAAGATATTGCTTGGTGCCATTATATTGTATTGAACCATACGTAGTATATCCGCTTATTGTTGAATCAGTTCCCTCTACAGAGCTTGTTCTTATGATATTCATATTCCAGACCCTAGTATTTATTGTTGCAGCTGAGCCATAATACTCCTCAACTCCATTAAATGGATAGAAATTTGTATCAACAACCTGAGATGTTGTAACTGCAGAACCACCAAAATCAGGAACTGGCCTATCAAGAGTTACCGTTGTAGTTCCAGTATCTGCAGATAATACTCTATACCAAAGATTGTTAGTAGGGTTTCCAGATAACAATAAATCTGTGCCAGAATATGTAGCACCACTATTTTGAATAGGTTGCCAAGAAACATACATTAACTCACCTCCCGTTGGGAAATATTCAGTTGTACCTGTAGATGTTAAAGTTATAACATTTGTTCCATCTGGAGAACCGCCAGAATATGATATCGAGTTTTTTCCAAGATATTCTTCATCATCAATCGCCCATTGGTTTGTTGAACCTGTAAAAAATCCAGTTGAGTTTGTTGATGCTGTTATAATCTGTTTTGCAGATGTTATATTAAGAGGGACTGCTGAAGAGCCATCAAAACTATTTGCTGAAGAAAAACTTGGATTAACATCTTTTGGTGCTATAATCCTATTACAGCATCCTATATCATAGGCGCCTGTTCTGTCTATTGCGTAATCAACTTCTCTGTCAGATAATATTGCCTTATTAAAGGTAAGTTCACCTAAAGATAAAAGCCTCCTACCCTCATCGGTAAGTTTTATATTAATAAAAGTTGTTGGCTCGTTTGGTAAGTAACTCATTTCAGCTTATTTTTTTTCTATAAATAGAATGATAAAATTTATTCAATTGTCATTCTAAAATAAATAGTTTTATATAAAAAGAATCTTTTTTCATTTACATTCGAAAACTTTTTCCACTATATTTATTAAAAAACTATTTAATGTCATCAATACCCTTAAATACAGCAAATACTCTTTCAACATCATTCAGCCCAGGTGAGGATGTTTTATTTGGAAACACTAGTTCTGATGCTATATTTACGTATGGTAACTATACAATAGAAAGAAGTACTGAGCCAGACGCACTAACAGGAACCACTAGGAACCTATCGTTTTCTCCGTATTCTACTCTTGATAATATGGGTGTTAGCAACTTCAACCCAAAGAGCTTCACGTCAATTCAAAATTATGAACTTAGACCACCAAAATCAGACCCTCATAGTTATTCTTATTTCGGCTCTTTCTATACAGAGGTTGCACGCTCTATAAATAATGTTATTGATACATTTCCATATGCTGTACTAGCTTTTGATGGACTTACTGGTAATACAGTGTATGATTATTCTGAAACTTTTAATTTAACAACTGGAAAGAAAACATCATCGTTTAAGATACCTAACGATGTGATAATTAACCAGGGAATGGTATTCTTAAACTCTGCATCTACTGTTGGAAACAAAGTGAGTCTTATGACTCAGACAAATTTGTTTGAAGTCCAACTTAGTGGTGCAACAACTGCAGCAACACCATCGTTTGGGATTGAATCATACTCATATACTGGAGGTACTGGTGGTGCGCTTGAGTTTACAATATCTGGCCACCTATCAGAGGGGGCTGTTTCTACTTTTTCTTCTAGCACAAGTAATTTACCTGTGTATATTAGACCATCAAAAAAGAGAATGACTGAATATAGAATTCAGCAACCAAGGCTTGAAAGACAACTCTTGCGTGAGGGGCTATTAGATATACCAGATGTTGATGATGAGTCTAGAGATTTTAAATATAGAATACCATGGCCAAGAACTATTGATGGGTTTAATCCAGATATAGATGGCAGTGGATTTGGTACATATAAAGATAATTTGCTGCTTCTTGCTGGAAACGTTGACCTAAGTAAGACAGATATCATGATTAAAACCATGATACCAGAAAATTACTTGGATTTTGATACAGATTCTCAAATATATAGAAAACTTGTTTCAACTTATGCAAATCAATTTGATGATATTAAAAACTTTATTGACAACATTGCATATGCACACACTATAAATTATAATGATGAGGAAAGTGTCCCAGAAAAATTCCTTGTAAAACTAAGTAATCTTTTAGGTTGGAAGCTTTCTAGTTCATTCAGCGAAATAGACTTATTTGAATACCTTGCTGATGATGAAAATCCAGACCAAAACTCATTCGCTTATTATAATGTTGAACTTTGGAAAAGGATACTTATAAATATAAACTGGCTATACAAAAGAAAGGGAACACGAGATGCTCTCCAGTTTTTATTTAGATTAATGGGAGCCCCTGAGTGCTTGGTTGTATTTAATGAATTTGTTTATGATATAGAGTCTACTATAATTGATGATGATATTAGTGCATCAAATAATAAATCAAATTCAAGAGGTTTTATTAATTATGATGCAAGTAACTTCATCTTTCAAGAAGGAGGGACAGGAAGGGGTAATGGCAAAAATTTTATAGACCAGTGGAGACCTGAATTTAATCCTCAAAAAAGAGTTAATAATACTAAAGTAAAAGTTGGTGATACAGCATATACTGGAAGTGAAAACGTAATAAACACAAAAGAGCTTTGTGCTACGCTTAGTCCAGCTGCAGCAATAGAATGTGATGTTTTTGATTGGTATAAGCTAAGTGGTACATGTTGGATATGGGGTAGTAGTGCGCCTCCTTTTAGTGCAAACACAACTCCTTTTGAATATACTATAGATAACTGTGATTTTGTTGCTCCAGATATAATAACTGGAATGACATTCAATGAGTATCTTGATTTTATTTATACCTCTAACATAGAGCCAAGAAACAGGAAAACAAATAATCAGGTTCATACAACCTGGGGATATCCTGAGCTTAAGAAGATTTATATGAATTATTATCTCCTTACAGCTCCTAAGTCTAATATGTTAACAATTAAAAAGTTAGAGCCCTTTTTGGAGTTAATGGAAGTTAATTTCCAAGACTACTTGCTTCAGCTTTTGCCTGCAACAACAATACTTGAATGTCAAGGTACAACTTATAGGAACACAATATTTCACAGACAAAGATTTGTATACAAAGAGGGTATTAATGACGGCTCGGAGTTCAAAGTAGCTCTTCCGCCAGACTTAAGGCCACCGATTGAGCCTGTTAAGATTAGTTCAGCTGTAAATGATTTTTATAGACCAACAATTAATTCTACTGTAATATCTACAAAAGTAACAACTGGTATTAGAAAAGGTATAAGTGCTGTTAGAATTCAGGGCACAATAAATCAAAACAGTATTGGAAGTGATATTGAATCATGGACTATACAACCTAAACTTGCTGTAAATCAAAGTGTTTCACAGACAACTCTAGTTCCTTTAAGCAACTTTTCAGCACCAACATTAAGTCCTTTTAATCCATAAAAAATGAGTATAATTAGAAACTCCATACAACAAACAACTGGTGATGAAAATGATTTAATACAATCATTTTATCAGAATGTTTACTATGATTTACCATCAGTAACTACTGTGCCTTTTGTTTTTGATAGTCCTAAGTACACCACAAACGGTGGTACTACAGATTACTATGGTCAAAATCCACTTAATATATTTACCAATCTTGTAAAACCTTTTATAAGATTTGAGTTCAGCGCAAACACGTCTAGCTTCGGTCCAACAACTTTAGTTAAACATGATATATATAGAATTAGCTGGGATACATTTAGTTCTTCTCAAAATAGATACAAAATAGACTCAGAGGACAGCTCTGTTAAAGAAAATACAATAACAGAAACGATAGAAGAAACTGATGAGCAGGGCCAAGTAAGAACAAGAACAGTAAAAAGAAGAATAACAGACTCTCAAAACCTAACACAAAACTCCAAGGGGATTAATAAAACCGAAAGAGCTATGGGGGATGGGGAGTTTCAAGATATAAATGAATCTGGAGTAAAGACTCAAGCGGAGATACAAGAGACTCTAATGAGGATTGTGAAAGATGAATTACTTGAGCCTATACATTCGATAACTGCTACTACAACTGGTATCACCACGGGTACATATGACCTTCAGTTTGAACAATTTACAAAAAAAACTGGAGATTATAAAACAGAGTTATTTCAAGATAGGGACCAATATGTCATTGATACTAATTTTATATTTAACATTGATGTCACTCAAGGG